GTTTGCGGGATGACCAGCAGTGCCTACATTGTCAATAGTATAAGTAGCCATTTTTCAGTCCTCCCTATTACGTGTTAAGATCAGGTACACCCTTGTAGACGCCGACAAAGCCGGTGCCCGAAGAGCGTAGCACTTTACGTCCGAAAACATGCAGACCACGAACAATGTCTGCAAAGCTATCGGGGTCACGGATCACTTCGGTCTTTGCGATTGCGGAAGCAGTGCAAACCGCGCTCATGTGACCGCCAAGAACGATAGTCTCGCCGCTGGTGGCCGAAGGACCGAAAGTGTGGGACGCAGCAGTACCAGCAGAGCTAACAGCAATCGCGTTAGTCTGATACAAAGTAAAGCCGTGAATCTTACGAGAGGTGACAGCACCATTCATAAGGGCAGACTTATCTTCGCCGGTAACACTGGAATCCATCAGCTTGGCATCCGCCTGACGCAGAATTTCGTAGAACTGAGGCGGGGCCACAATCCAACGGTTCTCTTCAGGAACGTCACCTTCGTCCAACTTACGGGCAAAAGTGCTAAGATAGTTAGCGCACTCGTTGCCGGTGTTGCACGAAATCGCTGAACTGGCAGCACCAAGATTGGTAGTGTCAGTAGCAGCATTGTCGCTGATATTCTTCAGAATATTGTAATCATATGCCTTCTTCAAGCTGTATGCGCCGCTAGAAGTGGACAGAGATTCCCAATTAACATGGCTCTGCCGCTCTTCGACATCATCAACTTTAAAAGCAAAGTAATTACCCTGATCGACAGCAAGAGTAATCTCGGTGTCGGACAGGTCTTCAGTGTTGACTACAGAACCACGGGTATACGAGGATACCGTGATTGATGGTTCTTTAATAATCTTCACCGTGTCGCCAAAATTTTCAATTTCCCCCGCATAATCTGTATTAGTAATAGCTTCTGCTACAGAGGCACGACGGAAGAATTTGAGTACTTTTTGGCTATAGATTGCCGGTAGAAACTTACCATTAGGCAGGTTACTATATCCGGCTGCTACTCCAAATGCCATTTTAGTATCTCCTTATTGTTATTGAATTCTTCCCTCTCGTTTAGCCGCATCAATTTCAGATTCTAGTTGCTCAAATTCATGTGGTTTCAAGCGAGAAATTTCTTCGACAGTCCAAATCTTTTTTTCCTGTGACATATTATCAGAAGAAAGAGTGCGTGTTTTTGTCACTGCTTCTGCTGCATTTTGCCTACCTTTAGATTTAGGCTGTTTCTGAGAGCGATTAGTTTCTAATTTATACAAGTCAACTACGCGAGATGCCCACGCAACATCCTTTTTGTTCTTGTAAAGTCCATCAGAAATATTTTCTGGCTGTAGTATTAGCCAATCAAGAAATTCCTGATTTTCCTTTAGTTCAAAAAAGTCTGGGTGCTTAACTAGCAATTCCTGTTCAGCGACCTGTTCTCTTGCTTTTGACTCATTCTCCTGTAGATACTCGATTTGCTTTTCAAGTTCATTAACACGAGAACCTGCTTCAAGTTGCGAGACAGATTGCATTACACTAAAGATTTCAGGATACTCATCTCTGAATGTTTCCAGTTCCTCTTGAGTTTTAGGAAGTTCAGCAGGAACACGCTGTTGTGCTGCAAACTTCGCTTCCGCTAACTGTTGTTCCTGTTTCCATTCATTTTGTTTGGTGTCATGATATCGCTTTAGATCGCTATATCGCTTCTTCCAATCATGTTCCTGTTCTTCATTTTGGATGAGGCTAGAAGTATCCTTGTTTACGCCTTGTACATCGGCAAGATCAAGAGATTCTGCTTCATCGTCATCAATTGCTAAGTCTTTTCGATAAGCATTTTGATATGGGGTAGCCTCGGTATCTTCCTTGTTAATTAAAGTTGTTTCACTCATTTATACCTCCATACGGGGCCAATTATAGAATTGGGTATCCGTCTTCTTAGGTGTTATTTGTCAGAGCCGATAAATCGGGTGGCTGACCTTCTTGTCAAGCGGATACAAATCCGCCTTCCATCTTTTTTGGTTTCTCCTTTGGAATAGGAGGATAAACATATTCCCTTACTTCCTCTAAAGTTTTTAAAGTACCGGGAATACTTTTCTTCGATAATTCTATTCCTTCTTCTATCCATTCAGGATTTTTCATATAATAGTCTTTATCTGCTTTTGTATTTTCAAATTTTATTACTGCCTTTACTAAAGCAGGTAAATCTTTTTCTGTAACCGTTGTAACCGTTTTATTCTTATTTTTATTTTTTATTTCACTTTGTATGAAATTAATATAGTTTTGTGTTTTATTTTCATTTTTAGGAGCATATCGTGTAATAATTTCTCTTAAATTTCCTTTTTTATTTCCTATCTTTGTTTTTAAATCTCTTGCTAAAGCACGAATACCTAAAACAGGATGACTAAATACAGCAAAAGAACTTTTTCCTTTTTCTCTTTCTCTTTTTGTAGCATAACGTCCTACGGTTCCTGCCCAATCAAATCTAGCTTCTACATTACCGGGATTATTTGTATAAAAAGGATCAAGAACATTTGATTCTTTTGGACTAATTGGTTTCCATCGTGGAATAGGAGCTACGCTTCCCCCGACATCATACTTTTTTTTTGAGCCAACTCCACCGGGTTGCATGAAGCCACCAGCAGAAGGGGTAATACCAGTAAGAGGCTGGTTCGGCTGTTGTTGCGGCAATTTAGGTCGTGCAACATTCTGTCTTCCTCTTGGTTGTGCAACAGCAGCTACTTTTTTCCGTTTAGGTGCTTGTGCTGTCTTTTGTTGTGATTTACCAAAAACACCTTGTAATGCATTTAAAGTTTGAAAAAGAGGAACAGATACATCTGATTGAACTCCCCCGCCTGTTGCAAACCCCTGTGGCATAGGTGCAGCCATTTCCTGTTGCATGGGCGCTGCTTCTTCTTGAGGCATAAAGCCCTGTGGCTCCTGTGGCATTTCCTGACCACCGGCCTCTGTTTCTTCTGCCTGTTGCCGCTCAAACTCATCGATTCCACGCTTATTAATCTTCTCTAAGCGGTCCCGTCCAATAATCCGTACAAGCGCAGGAGGAATGATGTACTCGCCTTCGGATACGCGAATTTCAATGTCTTCTTCCTGTCCTGCATCTGGAGAAACAAGTCCCTCCTGTTGCTTTTGCTCCATATAGAATTTCTTAGCATCTTTAACCAGTTTTTCGATATCTTTGATACCTGCCAATTCTACAGCATACGAATTTAATACAAAGGAGCCTTCGGGAACATTGGCTTCTACATTATCTCCACCCATATCTCCATTTTGTGCAGCGTCAACTTGATCAACAGCGGCTTCTTCTGGTGAGCCTACAAAGCCCATATCGTCTTCTGGAAGCGGAGGTCCGTCTACTGGAACAGGCGCTTCCTCTGGAGGAACAAATCCACCATCTTGATATCTGTGACGTTGTTCATCCATATACGAATAATTATCTAGTTCAGGCTCTTTTCCTTCTTGAATACGCATAACTGCATCGTAGTCGCCTCTATCAAGAGCTTTAGAAATTGCTACGTCTTTTTTAATTTGGTCTTCAGAACGATTTAATCCTAATGCTCTACCAAATGCGGGTTCCTCTCCACGGAATTGACCACCGGGAACTTCATCATACTCTTCATAGGCAGGTGAGTATTTATGGTCGTATTGACCACCGGGAACTTCATCATACTCTTCGTAGGCAGGTGAGTATTTATGGTCGTATTGACCACCGGGAGCTTCCTGATCCTCTTCATGGGCAAGTCTTGCATTTTCTTCGTAACGAGAGAGTTCAGCAAAATCATCATTGGACATACTTGATACAAAACCTGAAGAATCTTCGAAAGCAGGACTTTCATTCCGATCTTTAATAAATTGTTTAAATTCTTGTGAATTTTCTGGATGTTCAGTACTTCCCGCTGCGGAGACTAAAGGACCAGAAGATAATGTTCTTGGTACCCTTCTTTCATTAAGAGGTTCAACAGGATTTCTTTCTGCTACATTGACAAGAGGCACCATATTTGGATTTTCAATTAAAGGCGCAGGAGGAGCAGCTTGAGTTATCTGTCTACTTTTCAAAACTTCATTCATAAACGGAGTATATGAAGAAAGTTCATTCGGAAATGCATCAAAAAGAGAGGGATGCTTTAAAACATAGTCTTGAAAGTCTGGATTATTAAAATTATTTTGAAGATGCTCTATTCTTTTAGTATTAACGTCAAAGAAACCTTCCCCCTGTTCATAATTTTCCGTTCCCGGTATACTGGAAAGTATTTTATGTGCTTTTAAAGTACTTTCATCCATATACCAATCTTCAGGATTTATAGCGATATGCTGTAATGATTCTACTAATGTAGCCATATCTTATACTCCTACCATTAATGGGTCTTCGTTATAATAATTTCCCGGCTTGATGTATTCAATACCGTGTTCATCTGTTACCACTTTTAATTTTTCTAAATCTACCAGCTTCTTAATAAGCCCATCTTTAAATTCGCGGGTATTACTACTAATACCATAATCTCTATGTTCTTCAGGAACGCTCATTTGTTTCAGTACATAATCCATTTCTTCTTCCATACGAGCACTTGGTGTCGTACTAATACCTCGCTGTTTAATAAGTTCCGCAGTATTTCCTTGAAGCGGAGCATCGCCTCTATTACTTGCTACAAATTCAAGAATTTCCCTGCCTCTTGGATCATCTGCTGATATTTCTTTTAATACTGCATGGTCTGGCCGTTGATCACGTAGAAGCGGACTTGTGTATCCCGGAGCACCGGGAGCAAAAAACGGAGCATACTCCAAAACTTGATTATAACCAAATTCATCAATTGCTGCTTGTATGCCATGTTTTTGAGCTACGGATTTTGTCGCAGAAATTTGATCAAATCTTGCCTCTGCTTCGGCTGCTAATGTACCGGGGTCTTTTTGTGAAGACATCTTCAGCGCCATTATTCCACCAAGAGCTATTGCTGCCGGTGCGAATGCTGCCATCATTGCTCCTGCACCTGCTGGTGCTGCTGTCGCTCCTGCAAGTGCGCCGCCCATAGAAGGAATAGAAATAGTAGTTCCACCTATAGCCCCTGTTAATCCCGGTACGGCAGATAAAGCAGCAGTACTTGTAGCAGCGCCGGGAAACATAGAAGTAAAATTAGTAGCAAACTGTGCTGCTCCTTGTGTTATCGGTCCTTGAAGTTGGGCCAATTCTTGTCCTGCTGTTGGGCTAATATTAAGAGCTTCTGCGAAGTTTGTCGGCGCAACTGATGAATCTCCTAGATTAAAAAAATTCTGTACGCCTTCGGGCAGACTTGTAAGATCAAAACCCTCTGGAAGAAGCTTGTCAAGAATGCTCCCGTCGCCGGTAAGCCCTGTTAAATCACCTATTTTTGATAATCCTGAAAGAATGTTTTCTGGTGAAAGTATGCCACCACCGCCATTTTCTTTTTGTCCAGCAGCACCAAGAGCCGCTGCAAGTGCTGCCGCACCTCCTCCTAAAGCTAATGTACTTCCGTCAATACCGAATCCTCCTCCTCCGCTTGATGGAGAAAGAGAGGGGACCGTAGAAGTAGCGGGTTGTCCCGGTCCAGACGGCGCAAGAAAACCTCCACCAGTTGTAGGAACTTGAGGAACTCCAAAGGTTTGCGTATGTGTCGGTACTTTTGGAACCTCAAATGTTCGTGCAACTTCTGGAAGGGCTACTTGCGGAGCTTGTACAAAACCAGTAGAATTAACCATTATTTATTCTTCACTTTCTATTGCCGCTTTCGCATTTGTTTTAAGATTGAGGAGGGTTTCCAGTAAAGCCGCTCTCCCCTGCAACCGGCGCACTTCCAACTCCGATATTTCCACCGCCAACGCCCGACTCGTCCATTGGATTTGCTCCAGCAGGAACTCCTCCAGCGCCGTCCACGCCTCCCTGTTGCTGACCAGCGGGGCCACCCTGCGCGCCTGTTCCTTGAGCATTAGTAAGTCCTCTCAATATATCTGCAAATACGGCTGCTTCATTCATATCATTTACAAGCAAATCAGGATCAATATCCTGTGCTATAGCAAGTTCCTTTATCAAATTCGGAATCTTGATAAACGGAGCAAGTGCCGGATTAGCAACTGTTTGTAGTAGGGTCAATAATCGCTGTGACCTGATTTCCTTTTGCATCACAGCAGCAGTTCCTTTTGGTTTAATTTCTAAGTCTCCCATAATATCGGGATGTTCCTCGTTGAACTGCATGTTCCACTGAAAATACCCCTCACCCATCGGTTTAAGAAGGTAATCATCAATGTTTTTGATTGCTGTCTTAATACTTAGCCCTGCTGAACTCATTAGCATAGAAAGCCCAGCAGCGGTACGTCCAGTACCAGATACGCCTGTCTGACCGTGGATGATGGACGGAATACCCGTCTCTTCATCAGCCAATTGACGCGATACTTGATACATCTGGATATTTTCGGGCGCTGTATTGGGGAACTTCAAACCGTGAACAGCGGTTCCTGTTACACCACTCTGCCGCCTGAATATCTTACCGGGATAAATTTCCATAGATTGTCCCGGTACAAGCGAAGTCTCATCTACGTCAAAGACCATATTACCAGCAAGAACAAGATTATCAATAGCCATACGCATATGACCATTCATAAGCATCTGGGCATCTTCCATATTCTCAGCTACGCCGATACCGAAGAAATTATACGGATTAATCTCATACGGAACAGCTTGATACGGAATACGTGCTGGCGTAAACGGATTGATAACTGCACGTAGAATCTGGTTGCCGCAAATCCAGATATTGGTATGAAGCGAATCTAAGTTGTCCTGTCCTTCTGGTAATTCCAAACCAAGCTGTTCAGCAAGATTTTTATCCAGATATCCCCAGTACTCAAGAACTTCGTACCTACTTTTATGCGCCGTATCGAAGTCATCTTCATCTCTAATGCTCGATTCGTACCCACGCTCAACATAGTTCGGCCCCATATCAAGACACTGATTAATAGCATCCAGATCAAAATGTGGTTTATTACGCAATGCGCGAAGTTGCTCACGATTCATCTTATGTCGCTCAATAACGTAATCACAATCTTCAATAGAAGTTGCGGCTGGATCAGGATAGAAATCCCAGCACGATACGCCGGAAATTATGGGGATGTTCTTTTGGTACGGAGCATACGTTCGTGCACCTTCCGCGCCAACTTCCCATGCCTGTATCTCTTTAAAGTTACTAAACGGACCCTTTACGATACCACAGCCAAGAAGACAGCACTCAAAAATTGCATGCCGTAGTATCTTCACTGCTTCTGCATTGATTAGCTGATCATGAATAACCTTTTCTAGTTTGAGCGCAGATTCACGGGCTGGCTCAATCTGTGGTTCACCCATCTTTGCTGGTCCCGGTTTAAGAGACTGCGATTCCCCATATTTTTCCTCTAGACCAGCCAAGAAGGCACTAGGCTCTTCTTCCTGTTGCTGACCCAGCGGGTTTTGCGAAAGATGTGCAAACTCAGCTATGCCCTCTGGAAGAGGCGTAGATTCTACAACAAGCGGAAATTTCTTATTGGAAAACAAAATATCAGCAATCTGTCCGTATGCTGCCAATACTTTTACCTTTGTAATCTTTACAAAGACCTTGCTTTTTTCCGTTGATGTATACGCCGTAGTACCGTCAAGAACACCACGATAATTTTTATACGCTTTTTGCCACCGAAGTTCGGATTCGTATCGTCCGTTTTCTGCTTCGGTAAACTTTGCTTTGATGTGTCCTACCGCATACGGTATATCTTCAGAATCTATCGTTCCAGACTGATCGCCTTCGACGTTATTATTCTCAACCATGTGCTTTATTTAGCCCATTTCACCCTGTTTGATAGTCCTTTGATTCATCGACATGGTGGTATGTACAGACCCTTTAGTGGAGGGGTATGCAACTGAACTAGCAAACGGCTTTGGATTGTCCGTCTCACCAAGAAGACGCTTCTCCATTTTTTCACGATACAAAGAACTTTCGTTTGCATCGCTCATACGTCCCGCTTTAGTTTGTTTTTCAAAATCAGACTTACCGGGATAACGATAATTAGATGGCATATTTTTTCTCCTTTTTATACGTTTAGTTTTAGTTATAGGGTAACAAACCCGCCTTTAGACATGAGGAAATCTTCCCACGGTTTCTTCCTCCGCATTATTCTCTTCCCTCCTCCACCTGTTATTTTTTTAGTACCGGGACCGGCAAGACTGCGCCCCCCTACTTCAGTACGTGGTTGTTCTGGTGTAGGAAGCCCTGTTCTTGCGCTTCTTAATGAAGGTATTTTAGGTGTAGGTTCTGCTGCTGGCTTCATTGGCTGCTGAACATTTTTAGGATCAGGAAGAGATGGCGACCCCTTCTGAGGTTGCCCTAAAATAAATTTTCGCCTAGACAAATCAGTTTCCGCAGACTGTGCTGCCGGTTTAGGACGAAGACGGTCAGCCTGTGCTTTTCTTTTTTCTGCTGCTTTTTCTTGCAATCGGGCCTTCATCTCCTGTGGAGTATGTACTTTAGTTGCTTGTTCTGGTAAGGGAACCTCCTGTTCGGGTGGAGGTGCTATTTGTTCCGCTTTAGAAAGAACGTCATCAACTTCTTTACTTTGATCTGGTGAAACCAACTTAGGAGATTCTATATTAGATATTAGAGACATATCTTCTAAAAAGGCGTGAGGCCGTCCTTTTTCTACCTTTTCAAGTATTTTTGGTAGAAGTTCTTCAAAATTAGGGTCTACCGCATATTTATGTTTTAATACATAATACTTAGTAGTTTTCCTATATCTTGTACCCCCGTGCCAATAATTTCCAATTTTTACCTTTTGAGTTACCTTTTTTACTCTTATAGGAATTTTAGGCCCGGTTCCTTGAAATGCTCGTAATTCTTGTTGTTGTAAATGTGTTTTTTCACCATCCTTCGATCCTGACGGAAAATACTCGCTGGCAAGACCTTTGAATCTATAGTCATGCACCCATCCCCAGTCCTTTTTTATCCTTGCATTTTCTTTTTTAGCCCATTCTCTTTGTTTCTTTAATTTTTTTACTGCTTTATCTACATAATTTTCAAACTGTTCTTTTGTGATTTTTGGTATTTTTCTTCTTGTACCATCAGGATACAGCCAAAACCCTTCATTCTTTGGGTCTAAACGCCCATAAACCCTTACACCAGCGGGGTGGTTTTCATATTCATCTGCAAACTTTCTTGCGAATCCACCGATCTTGACTTTTTCTTGTTCATTAAGTGTCCCCGCTTCAAAATTTTTCCGTATATTCTCTTCCCAATAAGGACTTCCTTCACCACGATAGTCCTCTTCGCCTTCTCCTATACGTGTCGGAAAATTGCCCTTCCACTCTGTCCAGCCTTTATATTCAGATTCTAAATCTTGAGGAGTAATAGGCTTCTTTGCTTTATCTTCATTAAAACGATAATACGATGATACACTATCTTCAACCCACTCAGAACTTTTTATTTTAAGAAGTCCTTGCTCTAACAGCCAGTGTTGCATTAAAAAATCTCCACCGCCATTTCCTGAAAAATCTTCAGCAGGTGAAAGTTCGCTACTAGACCATTTAAGAGTATTTTTTAAAAAATTGTGCATATTTAAATAAGAAGTAGAATGTTGTCCTTCTAGTGGAGAAGGGTGCATAGAATAAATTTCATTCCCCTTATTTACATTTTCTATCAGATTAAAAATTGCCTGAAATTTAATAAATTTTACTTTTCTATTTTGCTGTCTAGCTTTACCTATTTCTCTATTTTTCCTTTCTTCACCAATAGGTCTTCCTAACTTTTTAGGAAGGCTCTTTTCCCCTTTATCTGTTAAAAGCTCTGTAGAAGAAGACTTATCAAATAATTTTTTATACTCCTGCTTCAAATGAGATTCTGTTACAGTCGAAGGTTCTGTCCATTTATCCAACTGTGTAGGTCGTTTACGTGGATCATTTTGCCTGTTGTCTAAAAAGGTGTAACCGTCATCTGTACTAAGCCACAGCTTACCACCATGTTCTTGTAACCATATTTTTCCTAGTGGCGAATCAAGAAAGCCCTTATTTTCAGGAGTATCAGGAAGCCCCTTTTCAGCCTGTTCTCTTAAAAATTCTCTTCCAGAAGAACCGTCTAACCAAGAAAAAAATTCTCTTATTTTAATCTGTTCCTCATCAGTATATTTTATAAGAGGGTCTTGTCTTATATCCTGTTGGGCTTTCTCCCATCGATTACGCAAACTTTTCCTTATAAAGGGATTTTCATGATATGGAGGTTTATTTGCCATAATACTTAATATCCAAAAGTAGCATCTGTAAGTTCTGGTGGCCTAGTATACATATTCTTAAAGATAGCCGCCTGTGGTGTAGAAATTTGGCGTGTCATACACATATACCGTAGTGCATCATACGCATGATCGTCTGCCTTTGTATCAACGTCTTCGCTATTGGTCTTAGATAGCGGCAACGTAGGAAGAGTTCGTACTAGATTTGTACACGTAGAGAAAATACGTAGCCGTGGTTCCCCATATTCATTCATTGCAAGACGCCTGTGTACTTCAATTTTACCAGAAAGCCTATTAGAATCGGACGGAATCCACCTTACTCCTGATCGTATCATGGTTTCCGCTATAGACGGGCCTAATCCTGTACGATTCCAGCACGATTTATCAAGAACAGATAGCGACATTTGACCGTCAGTTCGCTCCATTTCTCGAATTAGCGTAGCAAGTGCTTCTCCTGTATGTCCCTTAATATATAGTTCTCGGTATATCCAAAGATTCCCGTCCCAATCAATTGCGCCCCAAAGAATACAACTAGGAGAACTATATCCATAATCACCAGCCCTTATCTTAGCCCATCCTTCAGGAACTTCGAAGGGCTGAACTACGTGGACCGATCTGTTAAATTCAGTAAATGCAGCCCCTTCTGCTACATCCCAATCGCCCTCTAAAAGGCGTTTCCGCTCAACCTCTGGAAGCGAATACAACATCGCTTCGTATTCGCCCGTTTTCATGAGATACGGATTATCCGTTAAACGGGCCGGAATAAATTTACGCTGAAACAGCGGTTTTCCAGAACTAGGATGATTTCGCCCGTACACAAGAGTTTTTTCCGTATCGATGTCAGTGGCCCAGAACGGAGTATTGGGGGGTTCTGGATCGATAAACATCTTTTTAATCCACCAGCCCCCTACTCCACCGGGATTGGCAGTTGCTCTCATGTACGTTTCAATCGTTTCATCCGCCGTGCGAAGGCGTGAGCGAAGATAATTCCACACATACGGCGAAGGATAGTGGCCTAGTTCGTCAATGCCAATCCACGTAAACGATTGACCCTGATAGCGGTATACATCGTCATCTTTATCTACGTAACTGAAAAGTGCAGTCGCTCCACTGGGAAACTCCCACGTTTTTGTAGATTCCTTGAACTTCGCTTTGGGAAAAGCATGAAAATACAGCTTTTTGCTTTGATCGATTAGCTCTGTTAATTCTGCAAGCGTTCGACGTAGCAGCAAGGCTCTGTGGTTACGGTTATTTGCGTACCTAAGAAGATCAACAAGCATTGCGTAGCTTTTGCCACCACCCGCTGCACCTCCATAGAGTACTTCTTTTTCTGGGGCCGCAAGAAAGTCTGTTTGTGGCCCAGTATTGGGAGCAAATACAAGCTCCTGATCGTCCTCAAGAAACTTTTCCACCTCTGTATTGGTGGTAACTCCTCCACTTTGTATCACATTTATCAGTTCTTTGTTATTTTTTATCTTTTCTCGTTTATTTGCTGACTTTTGTTCCTGTTTTTTAAGATCGCGCTGATGAGTGCGAAGGCGTTTCCGTACTTTGCGGGTTTCCTGTTCCTTGCGTGAAACGTGGTAGTTGCCCTGTTCTCCCGGCTTTAACTTAGGACGGGCCATTTAGAACCGCGCTGCACGTACACCGCCGCCACTGGAATATTTCTTTACGGAGCCGCCTTTGGCTTTTCCCGAAGTTCTCTTAGAAAGTTGATTAGGAGAAGTGACTGCTGCCGTTGCTGCCAGTGCAGCCCCGGTGCCATGAGCTATAACAGCTTTTTTAGATGTCTTATTCTTAGCAGGTTTCTTAGATATCTTATTCTTAGAAACTTTAGCGCCGGGATGCGCCTTTCGGTAAAGCTCAAGTAATTTTTTATCAGAAACTTTACCCGCTTTTCCTTTCCAGTCTTTAGGGAGCTTTTCAGCTAATTTAAGTACTTCATCTTTCGTAAGTTTAGATGTCTTACTCGCTTTTTTTTCAGCTTTATATAATTTATATAATTTTGCCATGTCTTTTACAGACGAACCTATCATACCCGCCGAAAGACCCGTACCGGCTAATTGATAAGCGAATCCTTCTGCTTCGCTCGTTCCAGTACGAGTTGAGCCTCCCTTCGGAATACCAGAAATACGAGCTTCTGTTTTTGCTAGTTCTAATGCTCTTTGTTTTTTATTTGCCATCTTAATAATTCCATGTCTTTTTAGCTGTTTTCTTTTTAGCTGTTTTCTTTTTAGCAGATACAGTGCCGCCTCTATTTTTAGCAAACTTCTTGCTAATACGCCCTGCTGTTGATCCACTTTCGTCTGTTTCAACAGTACGTTTAAATTTTCTACCTTTTAAATAGGGAATTGCCTTTGTAATTCGAGGATCATCTTCTACCCCTTTTGATACACTTTTCTTTGCTCTATGCATTTGCATATCACTCATAGTTCCCGGAGATTGTTTCCCCTTTTCATAAAGATATTTATGTTTATCTCTGATATTCAATATATTAAAAATTTCATCCGCATCTTTCATAGATACATTGGTAAAAGGGGCGCGGTCTTTATTAGATACGGCTCTGCCACCCCTTTTTGCGTCTGCATTGGATACGGCTCTGCCACCCCTTTTTGCGTCTGCATTGGATACGGCTCTGCCACCTCTTTTTGCGTCTGCATTGGATACGGCTCTGCCACCCTTCTTCTTCTTCTTTTTCGGAACAATCTTAATACCCATACCTTATATCCCCTCTACGGTTATTTCTTTCATTGGTTGCTTCGCAGGAAGGAAAACGATGCCGTGTACAATTTCACCTGTATGTTCGATTTCCTGCTTCTTAGAAATACCGATCCTATCAAGGATATCACCAGCAGCCTTTAGGCGTGTGTCCATTTGCGAAGATGGAAGTGTGCCATCGTGATCAAGCGCCTCAGTAATGCGCGTAACCGCTTTAACGGAGGAGCTTACAAGATGGTTTCGTGAATATTCAATAATTTCATTTTTAAGGGAACGTACCAACCAACCACGAGACTTTGAAGAGTACCCTGCAACTTCAATCGCATTGAGTACATCTCCACCGTTTATGCATAGGTTATCAAGAAAAATTTTTTGTTTTTCGGTAAGTTCACGCTTCTTGGCTGGTACGCTCATAGCATTGCTTTCAAATTTACAAAGTATGTATGAAAAAGGAAGATAAGGTGCGGGTGAATATCCGTAACTTCTCTGTTTATATCTGTGAGTATGATGAGGAAGTGGATATTATTCCGCTTACCGTGACACGACAAGTATTCGCTTAATCCTTCCCTTACTTATCTATTATAGGGTCAAAATACGGATTTGTCAAGTCTTTTTTTTAAAAAAATAGAAAAAAATAAAAATAGAAAATTAAGTACTTGAAAACATTGGGTAAATAAGCACGATGTAAGTTTTGTGCATGTTAGGTAGGAAGACAATAAAATTACACTATTGGCGTAAAAGTTACATCGTGTCGAATCTGTTAATAATTTCAACGGGTTATATTTCAAAAACAGAGCAATTAAAAAAAAAATAAAAAAAGACTTGACAAATCGTGAATTTACCCCTATAATAAGTACTTATAGGTACGGGGGGTGCATACCCCCTCTATATAGAATGAGCGAACTTGGAAGAATAAGCGAATACTCATGAATATATAGCATGAGCGAATCTGAATAGGGGTGAGCGAATCCAGATGAGTGGTTCGTTCATTTTTTTTTTATGTG